TGGCACGCCCTTTTCTTTTAGTACCTCAACCGCTAACATCTGATCGGTAATCTTACGGTGCGTTACCGTGGTTGATAACTTAAACCCAGTCGGCAGTTTGTTTTCGTTGACTGCCTTCTCGAGTGCATACTCTTCAACGTCAGCCACCCAGGTCCGTAGATCCTGTGCCTTGGCCAGCACGTTAGCTAGTTCTTCCTCGTCTAAAAGGGGCGGTTCTTTAAACTCCTGCTTAGCGAGCTCTGTATTGAAATCAGAACGCGCTCTGCATTGTGCCTTCGCACGGCAGAATTGACAATGATCGCCGGGAATAAATTCGCCGGATCCACTCCATGCTTTTTTTGCTTTAGGTTTGACAAAATAATTGGCCCAGTCTATGAGTTTATTAACGGTGGTGCCGTCAGTACTGATACTGTCCAGGCGAGGCTGGTGGATCGTGTAGGATACCTCTTTGATGTCCGGATACTCTTCTTTAAACTTGGAATAAGCACCCAGCGCATATAGTCGTAGCTGGGTGTTATCGATCGCTGAGACAGGCACACCTTTTCCAAACTTGAGGTCGATGACGCGAATGGTGTGCTTAGAAAGTATAACCACATCGGCCGTACCAAATCCATCAGGCACCCAGTCGCTAAAGTCCACACGTTGCTCAAAGAGCGGGGTATCACCTTCACCGATCTGGCTACGCACATATAGAACGTAATTATCGACGTTAGCCTCGAAATCGTCGTTGTAGTAGGGTGTGCTTTTAACTGCGTTGTATTCTGTTTCATATTCCTCGGTTCCAATTTGTTGAAAATGTTGGCGGAGCTTTATCTCAGCTAGTGTGTGGGCAGTGGTGCCCTCCTGGCTAAAATCAAACGCATCTGAATTTTTCTTTGGTTCGGGGAGTGTTGCCTCTAGTCTGGCGCTTGGCGTACATGTTAGCCATCGCTTAGATCCCGAGGCGCTTAAAAGAGCGTGTGCGGTCATCTTATTCTTTCAATTCTGTTTTGGGTATATATACTAATGCAAAAATAAAGGCCCCGTAGGGCCTTTTTTGGTCAAAACTGGAACTTTATTTTTCTTAGGACTTTAGGGCGGAAATCAAATCTGCTATCTCTTTATTAAAGTCTACCACAACCTCTTGTTTGATGTTTGCCTTGATCTCGCGATTGTCTTTATAATCATCAGGATACTGGCCGCGTAGTGCAATCTCGGCTACTCTGGAGTTAAAATTTTTGTTATCAATATTAGCCAACAGCATCATTTCCCAAAAGCTCTGCCCGTAGGTCGTGGCTAGGTCCATGGTCTCAGCAAAATGCGGGTCTTCCTGTTTCCATTTAGCCGCGGTGGCCTTGCTAATACCAATCGCTGCATACATGGATTTTTGAGACGCGCCTTGCTTACCAAGATCTAATAGCGTGTCTGCCATCTCCTTGGTAAATAATTTTTTAACTGTTGATTTCTTTGTGGTCATTTTGGTTTTTTAGCGGTCTTTGCAGACTGAATAAATGCGTCCTTAGTTGGGGCGCCGGGGTCGCCGGGTTTGCGCATCTTCTCGCCGGATCCCTGCTTGATACGTTCACGCTTTTTTTGAATGTTGGCGTAGAGGCCAGGTTTAGCTGCCATATAATAACCCATAAGTTATGCACCACAGCTCCAAACATAACTTATAGGTTATGAATATCGCTACTGGCACGGTTGTGAAATAGAAAATGTCTTTTGTTGTCATGTGTTTGGTGGAGTAGCACGGTACTGCCCCGTGGTCCGCTGGGTTGCATATTAGCCTTGGCCCCTCGTCGAAACTATACCTACCCCATTGTAAAAAAGTCGCGACTTTTTTGTAAACTGGTTAAAAAAAGTCGCAACCGATACTAAAATACTGCAGTGATACGGTTAAAGCGCTTGACGCCGTCAACCAATTGCGACTCGATCGTGGTGCTGATGAACTTGTTCATCTCCACGGCGTTGTCAATGATCTCGTGCATCGTGGGGAACTTGGGAGCGTTTTCAAGCAGTTTTTTACCTGCCTCGTCTGCCACTTCCCACGCCTTTAACTGGGCGTTGTACTGCTCGGTTAAGAACTCCTTAGAGGTCTTGAGTAAATCATATCGTAATTCAAATGGGTTCATTGTAAATCTCCTGTGTTTGTGTATGTAAAATAGGACGTTCGGGTGTCTCCCGACAGCTTACTAGCCCTATATCTACTAATGCAAAATCTACTTCTTTTCCGCCCCATCCGGGTTAATTAATAGCCTGTCACGCTCTGCAGCGCGAGCCTTGGCCTCCTTAATTGACTCGTTGATGATTAGACGGGTCACTGCCCCGGCCATTTCCTGGATCTGCTTCTCCTTGGCCGCCTCTTTGTCCGCCAGTGCCTTGTCTATATCGTTACGGATACCGGCCCGGTCTAACAAATCTTTAAGTTTCATCTTTTTGCGCTTTCTCAACGGCCTCTAGGTTTCTTTTTGCCTGCTCAACCTGTGGACCTGCTTGGCTTTGAATGTTGTTTATAAAATAAATTGCGGTAGTGGCCGGAGTCTGCGCCGGTAAATTAAGCGCGTTTAATAATATATTAATATCTCGGACTGTCATTTCTAACGTAACACTAAAATCATCAAGTAATTCTTTGCTCATTTTTTGCCTTTCTTTATTTTAAGCTCTACATCCACATCCGGCATATATTTAGCTAACTGCACAAAGTGGCCGTTTCCCACCATTTGCTCAAATCCATCCCACAGCCGTTGATTCTGAAGTTTTGCGGCATACTTGATTCCACTGATGTAGTTATACACGTCGTCCTCTGACATATGCTCGGCCTTGTCTAAGTACTGCCGTAAGAACTCGTCTAGGTAATCTTCAACTTGAGCGCATTTCATAATGTCTTGCTCTAGGTCAAACCGATCGTACTCGCTCCATAGATTCATTTCTTTTTCTTCCGTTTCTTTTTATCAAAGTCAAACACGTACCACGAGCCAACAACTTCAATGCTTTCGAGCACACGCTCAAACTGCTCTAGGTCTTCCTGTTCAAAATCTTTTAGTTTTTTCTTAGACTTTAGAACTTTTATGTTGTCTTTCAGTGAATGATACGTATCTAGTAAGTGTGCCTCCATAATTGCATCGGCCGTATCCCAGTCTACCGTAATCGTTAATCCTTGGATCATATTAGGTACCCCGCGAGTGTTAATATGGCGCCAAATGCAATAATGTAATTGATAACTATTCGTTTCCAAGACGCGCATTCCGGTTTAAAATTATCTACCACGCTGTATGCCAGTATGCCCGTAATCATTAGTGCCACTCCAATACCTGTAATCATTTTAATCTCCGTTCAATTTCTCTGTCAATGTACCACCGCGCCTTACGTAGATCTTCCACTGCGTCATTCTTAAGATCGGCGCGCCAAATGTATTTCACTGCATTACCCAAACAAAAACCCATGTGTTCGGTGATCTGTATACACTCCACACCGCTAGGGTGTTCAGTGTAGTGCTTAGGCTTGTTTACTGGATCGTTCACGTCTCATCTCCCTTAAATGTGTCTGCATAGTAGTTACCTCGTCCATCGTCTCGCACTGCCAGACGCCCATTAGATCTTTAAAACGTTTGTGGCTTAGGTCAATGTCTTCGACGCCCATCAGTGTCTCCATCATGTAACGACCATCATATAAATACTCTACAATAAAGTGGCTCATAGCTTTAGTTCCTTCCTAATAAGTTCAATGCCCTTAGCAAAATGATAGCGCCAGTATTTTTCTGTTACACATACGTCTGTGTACGTCATGCCGTCTAAAAATGACTCGATAATAAACTGTTGCTTGGGCGGCAACTTATCTGAGATCAGTCGACGTATGTCAGAAATATCTTCAGGATCCCAAGGTAGCCACCCCTCAATGATATTTGAGGAGATGCCCTCGCTCTCGTCCTGTTCGATTGGGTCCGGGTCCTCATCGCTGAGTCGCGGGGCTGTTGCGCTAATTTTGTATATTGTGATTTTCTTCATACGTAACTATACTAATGCAAAATTTAGGGCGTTTAACAAAGCATCCTGCAAATTTATTTTTCCGTCCAATACCTTAATTACCTGCTCGTCAATGCTGTTAGCCACGGCTAGGTGGTGGATAATGACAGGTTTCTCTTGGCCTTGGCGGTAGATTCGTGCGTTTGCCTGAATGTAGTTCTCTGAACTCCACGGCAAGTCATACCAGACGGTCTGCGCTGTCTCTCCAACATTACACTGGAGGTTAAGGCCGATGCCTCCAGATTGCGGATGCGCCAGCATAACTCTGATCTTGCCATCACGCCACGCTTGTATGTTGGAATCATCAAGCACGACAGCCTCCGGAAATTTGAGTCGAAGACGCTGTAATGAATGTTTGAAGTGATAGAAGACGAGTGTCGGGGACGAGGACTCCTCCAAGATCGACTCAAGAAATTCCAATTTAGACGAGTGGATTTCGTGCCACTCACCGTCCTCGGAATAAATTGCCCCGCTGGTAAATTGCAGGAGTTTACCTGCAAGCGCGGCCGCAGTAGGGGCAGTGATTGTCTCTCCCTCAATTTCGGATACCATGTCTTTTTTAAGTGTGTCATATTGTTTACGCTCTGCGGTGGTTATGTCTACTTTGTGATACAGTTTGGTTAATTTTGGTAGTGTCAAATAATCCTCGGCCTTTAGGCTAAAACAAATGTCCGCGATCTTGTCCTGAATTACCTTGTCCATGCCTTTCTTTATCCTCCAGCTATATACCACCCGTGTATGGCGGTTGACTTGGTCCGGCTCCATGTACTTATCTCTGAACCGGGTCAGGGACGTCTCTAAACGGCTCCCTAAGTCCAATATACCCACCTGGGACCAGAGATCACTCATCCCCTGGGGGGTAGGGGTGCCTGTCAGGATAATACGCCTCTCGAAGCTCTTTAAGTGTTTCTTCAAGCTCTTGAATCTTTTCGTCGAAGGATCTTTGAAGCGACTCGACTCGTCGATTATCAGATTGTTGAATTGCATCGACGGTTGATCCAACAACCATATCAAGTTCTCGAGATTGACTACGTACACGTTCGAAGAACTCTTCAACGCTGTCAACCGTTGACTCGGTGTCCCGAGTATCTTTGCTATCTTTAAGTTTTTTAGGTGTTCCCATTTCTTGGCCTCCGTGTCCCATACTGTTTCAGCTACCCTCTTTGGCGCGACGATAAGAGTTTTCCCCTTGAACTGCTCCGCGATAATCGTTAACGTCGTCGCCGTTTTCCCAAGACCGGGTTCCATGAATAACGCTATATTCTGAGTTATTTTGGCTTTTTCGATCATTGATAATTGATACTGGTGTAACTGATTTCTCTTTAGCATGTGTATGTTCCCATATCCAGTCAGCAATTGCGTAATGCTCTTGCATTGTTCCGTTATCTTTCATTTTGTTTGCCTTGCCGGATAGAAAGGCGACGTTACCAATTACATACCCCAGTTCAGGAATAATGCGGTCTAACTGTGGTGTGTCTCGTCGTCTTTTGCCTTTACCCATTTTTGATACTCCCCAAGTTAACGGGGTTTTAAATATCGGGCACTCATCGTGTGCAATTGATACGAGGTGGGGCACTGTTAAATTAAATGGTAAATTAAATGCTTTGGCTCGACTGCGTGCGTTATCGTAATATTTTTTTATATGCGCTAATTTTTTAGTTTGCATTTTTTAAAAATTCCTCAATGTCTTCGTAACTGCGCAGTATGTGTACCGGAAAGCCAGCCTCGCCTAGCTGGTCAAACACTAAAACCTGCCTAGGTGATAGGTGGCCGGTTTCCGTCTTTAGCTCCACCAAGTGGACCTGATTGTTCAGAAATACTAACCGATCCGGCACCCCCGTCACTGTGGATATCCACTTGAACGTCAGGCCCTTGCTTTGTGTTACCTTTTTTACGAGATATTTTTCGATCTGCTTTTCTAGCATTATTGTTTTTCTCCGCCATCGTTATCTTAAACAATTGTCGTACCAGTGACTCGCTAAGATAGGCGCGCGTCTCTCCCTTGATGCCATCATCTTCACCGATGTACTCGGCCAAGTGATCAATTGCGTGACTGACCTCGTGCGCAATTGCGCCGACTACCTCGTCGATGCCGTCGGTGAGCGCCTCTAAATTAAACACTAGGATAACCAACGCGTCCTGTCCGTCACCGATTAGGTGCGTCTCTGCTACGCCAATGTCTAATGCCTCGGCCTTCATTGTGACCTTGTGGTCTTTTAGGATCCGCTGGAATACAGTGTTTGAAAAGCATACCTTCATCACGTCAGGATAAAAACCGACGTCTAGTTTGTAGTAGTCGTATTTTTTCATCAGTGCCTCGTCTTCTTTTGTTTGTATTCAAGCATGCTGATAATCTCGGCCTGCTCCTCTTCGGATAGCTCTTCGACTGGTGTGGAGTAATCGATTATCTCTCCGCTCTCTGCCAACTCAAAGATGCCGGCAATAAACGCGTCGAGCTCTTCCTGTGTCAGGTCTGCGTCCTCTGCGAGGTCATCAAACACACCTTCATCAAAGACTACTTTAAACGGCGGCTTCTTTTGCATGTTTCATTTTCTCCTGTGCGATGTGTTCTTTTAAAATTGCTATAACGCCGAGCTCAATTAACTTGCCCTTGGTGTAGTCATTCATCTCCACCTCACAATTTGCCGACCCGTCCTCGTTCTCGCTGATTGTCTTGATGGTAAATTTAAAGTTTTCTTTTTTACGTTTCATTTCTCTTGTGCCTTTCCTAATCGAAGCCACTCCGCCTTAATGTATTCTTCTGACAATGGCTTGGCTATTTTGATTACTTCATCCAACATATCTTCTGTGACTGTGCAAGTCCACACATGGTCTGTTTTATAAAACCGCATGACAAAAGTGCCAACAGGAAACTCTTTAAACGCTGTCATTTCTCACTCGCTTTCTTTAGTATTGCTCTAGCAAATTCCAAAGTGCAATCTTGCCAAGCTAAATCACCATGCGGGTGTGCCAATTCCCATATTTCATCATCTGTTAGTGTCTTTGCTGGATGGGTGTAGAGTGGAATAAAGTCAGGGCAGTAATTCTTCTGAACATAAAACTCTTTTCTGTTTGACATCCACGCTACTGGTTCATTGTTCATTTTATTCCATGCCTCCGTTCTATCGCGCGGGCGAATGCCAACGCGTTACCTTCTGTTTGCATTCTAATGCCGATAATCTCTTGATCTGTAAGGGGTTTTGACTTGTAGATTCCGT